TCGTGTCTCATGGTAGTTTTCTGGTCTGCTGCTATCACGAACAGCAAAGAACCTTTGTGCAGGGCGTTGTCCAAACATGCTATCGTAGGTGCTGCTATTAAAATCAACCCCGTCTTCATCGGCAGTTTCAAACCCATCACCATCACGTGAGTTCACGTAATCATATTCAACAACGGCACCAGTGATCACATCGAAAGCTCTGGTGACAGAGTTCAACCCAGCCCCCATCAGCTTATTGATGTTGCTACCAACACGGTTTGTTTCAATAGATAGAATGTTGCGTTGGTTCATTGCTTGAATACGATGGTTCATTGCAGTGTCGTAGAAGAACTGCTTATCACCAATCTTTTGTCTGTTGTCAGCAAATAGCTTTTCGATGGTGGTAAAATTGTAGCCGTATTTGTTCTCGAAAAAAACAAAATAGCTATCATGGGTTTGAGAGATTGATCTGGAAGTCACAAGATCAATGACTTGGAGGGGTCTCTTGTTAGACACCATCATATCAAACTGACCCTTGGCGGCTTCAACGATGATTTCTTTTTCTGTCCCAAGCTCACGCAGGATATTGGTGACTACATTCTCTGGTGTATCGTTGTAGCGCCGGGAGTAAAGAGACACGGAATTGGTCATGAAGTCTTTGGTGACACATCTGAATGTGTAGCGTCTGCTTGTACCGTTTTCAGATACTATCATGTTTACAATGTCGTGAACAAAAAACTGATAGCGTGTGGGTTCAGTATCGACAGAAGACGGTGTACGAATTTCAATAGTGATCTCTTCCTCACCCACAAATGGTTTTGTGGTGTACAGGTCAAATGGATCATCAATGGTAACATCAGCGGTAATGGTTTGTGAACCAATAGATTCATAGATGTTGATACTCACCAACTGTCCAAGGAGATTAAATGTCTCTCCATTAAGACAAGTGATGAACAACTCATTGAGTTCTACACCGCCAGCAATATCACTACTCATTTAGGATTTCTCTCCATATACACATCGCCATCCTCATGCTTTTTTCTAAAACCATGTTCCATGTACCAACTCTTCAATTTGTGTGGTGACATCTTACCGTGAATGCCATCATCATAAGGCACAGCGTGGAGTGATAGCTTCACCTTATGCTTATCTGCCAAATCAGTGATGTGTTTTAAGTGCTTTGTTCCATGACCGCCCTTGTGCTGAAACGAGCGTATGTCATGTATATGAATGGTGTCTCTGGCATCAGATAGATGAGCAACAGAATGCCCATATACACGCGCTCTGTGGTCTAGCGGATTGCCTTGTGTTGTAGCATGATACTCATCCATAAATTCGTCATGCTTTGGATTTTTCTTTGTGATACCGATCTTTAGAGTGGTCATTTCTTGAATATCCGTTTCAATTCATTCTCCATCTTACCTTTATACTGCTGCTGGATAAGATTGAGATTTTTATGGGCTTCGTTGATCTCTGCTTCAGCGTCATACGCATATACGGGTGAAAAGTACGCTTGTTCGTTGGCGGGTATCACTGTCTTCAGTGTGGAGTGTGATGAAGCATTTACAGTAATAGACACATTAGATGTTTGTCCCGTCACGGTATAATTTGCATTGGCAGTAAAGTCACCTACCACATGCTTGATGACAAAATAACTGGTGTTGGCAAACTCAACGAATGCTGAGTTGTCAGTATCACCAGAAATGACTACACGCTCACCAGCAGTGAACGTATTTGATACCGTGTTGGCAAACGACATGCTCTCAATTTTGTTGGTAGAGTATTTGTAGTCACGCTTCTTTCGTTCATATGAGTTTACTGATCCCGTCACACCAATAATAGGACGCCAGTATTTTTTCATACCGACACCAAGAGCTTCATAAGCCGCTGTGGTCAGTGTAGTGAAGTCAGATGACCAATCGTTACGATAGAGGACGATCTTTGTCCTTGCCTCTGCAACGGTGCCGTATTTCTTCTTGATATAATTCTCAAAGTCGCGGCCAGAAAGATAGGTATCATACCACGGATCAATGACATCATTGGCAAGATAGATAAGCCAATCCGCATGTGCATCACCGTAATAATCAAACGCAATATGATCAATGCGTTCGTCTTCCTTTTGTGTGTAAGGATAGAACGCGGTTTGATAGTCTTTGATCTTATCGTTGATGCGGCCACGCACCATCATGTTACGAAGGAGTTGGCCTTTATACATCACGGTTGGGAATTTACTGAAGTAGTTAGACATTATGGTCTACTCCCGATCTCAATTCCATCTGGACCATATACTGCTTCTTCATCCCTCACAGGGTCAATTGGGATATTACTAGTACCATCAAGATTTGTTTCTGGTCTTGCATCGTCTCTGAGGAAGTATTCAATCTCCATAAGATCAAGCGTGATAAGATACGCTACAGGAGCACCAGACTTATAGTAGGCTGGTTCTTCGGGCGTGTGGACAACCGTGATATTGGTGACAAACGCATATTTGAAATCGAAACCATACTCAGTACCAATGATTTCTGGCTTGACGATATGAGGGTATTGCAGCAAGAAACTTGTGCTTGAGCTTGTATCAATTTTAGGAAGTGAGTGGTGTTTGAAGGCATCAATAATTGCTTTTAGTGTTCTTGATTCATCTTCAGACTGTGCAGACAATTTCCATGAGAACATCAATTGGCGCATACGAACACCATTAAAGAACACAGACGTATGTGGGTTTGGGATAACACCAAGAAGCTGAGTTACGACATCACCAGCATTCGACATCATGCCATTGGCTCTGTCCCTAAGAAAACGTGATGTCCAAGAACCAGCCGCTTCCATAGCCGCCCTAACTAAATCACCGCTTTCTACACCAGAAACATTTTGTGCTCTTAGCGCGGCCAGTGTCGCATCAATTGTTCCTTGGTCAACATTTCTCGCGGCATCACCAACGAAGTTTGTATCTTCAGGACCAATATCAACCATGTATGTTTCAAGCAACTGCATTGGAAGGGGAAGATTAATTGTTTGGATATGTTCAAGATTGAGCTTATCAAACCCTGAAGGTCTGACATAGTTAGCAAAATTGAATGCCATATAGATACGTGGCATATTAGGGGGAAACGACAAGAGACCTTCACCAACAACTTCTCTTCTACTATCAGCAGTAACTTCACCAACACTTCTTTCTGGTTCGGCACTACGTTTGATGAGGTCTTCAGAAGGACGAAATACCGAACGGTCTTTAGACCCACCCAACGCTAAATTACGCGCAAGGTCTTGAGAAGCACCACCAGAGACCATGCTATCATAGATGGTTTGTTGGTTCGCGCTCAGTCCAGTGCCACGATTACTATTACGGCTTCTGGTGTTGCCTTCGCCTGTGTTGTTGTTAGTCATCCGTTTTCCCTATAAATATTGCTATGGCATACAAAGGTAAATTCCAGCCCAAGAACCCTAAAAAGTATAAGGGCGACCCTACCAACATTATTTATAGGAGTCGTTGGGAACTGCGTTTCATGCAGCACCTAGACGAACACCCTAAAGTTGTTCAATGGTCATCTGAAGAGTTCTTCGTACCATACCGAACCAAGATTGAACCTCGAAAGTGGCGTAGGTACTTTCCTGATTTTTGGATCAAGAAAATCAACAAAGAGGGCAAGGAAGATATTGTTGTCGTAGAAATCAAACCAAAAAAATTCACCGTGCCCCCAAAGACCAAGAAAAAAGTTACCCGTACCTATTTAGCAGAAGTTCAGAGGTGGGACATGAACTCTTCCAAGTGGGAATACGCCAAAGAATACTGTGAAGATCGTGGATGGAAGTTTGTGGTCATGACTGAAGAGACAATGGGTATCAATTTCTAGCTATAAATACTTGATGTACAACGTATAGGAATGACATGGCATCATACATTTTCCAGAGAATTGCCAAAGACGGGATGAAGAAGGGGATCGACTCAAACGAAACCCGGAAGGCCCGGAAATGGTTTAGAGAACGCTCCCTTGAGGTCAAACAAGTCAACACCAAGCGCCTTGTGCGTGAGGGGGATAAGCTTATGGACCGCCTCACGGTCAAAGATATTGGCCGGATGTATCACTTTTTCTATGATCCAAAATGGAAAAAGGAATTGCCGTACTATGACAGATTTCCGCTCATCTTCGTGATTGACAAATACAAAGATGGTTTCATGGGGATCAATCTCCATTACATCCCGCCTGTGATGCGGGCCAAGTTAATGAATGCACTCTATAGTATCCAGATTGATGACAGCACCCGCGAGTCAAAGAAGCTTGAACTGTCTTATGGGCTATTGAACTCAGCTTCCAAATACAAATGGTTTAAGCCGTGCGTCAAGAGATACCTTGTCCAGCACGTGCGCTCACGTTTCCTATACATCCCTACAGAACATTGGGATACCGCATTGATGCTACCAACAGAACGCTTCCAGAAGGCTCCTACAGGTGTTGTCTGGTCAGAATCCAGAGAGAGGGTTAGAAGAGGGGTATGAGCACATCAGCTTCATGGCAGAACAGGTTCAATCGGACACTGGCGGGCGTACAAAATCAGCTAGGAACCGCTGAAGCCATCGGAAACATCTTCGGGGTAAGTGTAGCGGACGCTATTGGGGTTAATTCCCCTTCGTCTGGTATCAGGACCCCACAGGACGGTTTCAACATCCAGAATTTCATCGCCAAGGTGGGTGAAAGCGATCTCATGCGGACCACGCTGTTCCTCACCAATTTCAATCACTGTAAAGATATGCTCAGATTGAATTATGGTTCTGGTGATCTGGAAACAGTGCGTCTCATGACTGAAGCCTTCAGTCTTCCCGGTGTGTCATTTGCCACGTCAGACAACATCCGGCGCTATGGCTATGGTCAAATTGAAGCCAGACCACACACCCCCATCTTCTCAGACATCGCCTTCTCATTTCTTGTGGACGGTAAGGGCCAAATATTCAAATACTTCCATAACTGGATGCACAGCACCATTCCATTTGGGTCCATGGATGATGGGAACAAAGATGAACGGTATTTGGTGTCATACAAAACAGATTACGCAACTGACATCGAATTGCTGGTATACAATCCAGCGGCACAGCAAATCATGGTCTGTCGTTTGCGTGATGCACACCCGGTTGCAGTTGACCCCATCCAAATGTCATGGGGTTCAAATGATGAGGTGGCGCGTCTGATCGTGACCTTCAAATTCACAGACTATAGCACAGAGGTTCTTGAAGCCGGGTCTGACAGGGCTTCTAATCTTTCATTCTTCCAGCGCCTTCAACAAGGGGCGTCTGTTGTTCAGACACTAAGTACACTTACAAGACCACAATCTATCAATGACGTAGTGAGGGCCGTTGACAACATCAGCGTAACCCGTAGCGGAATTGATTTGTTTTAACCATTGGAGTATAGCATGACACTACCGACAATCAACAAACCCACATTTGAAACCAAGCTTCCCTCTACAGGGGAAGACATCACGTTCAGACCATTTCTTGTGGAAGAAGAAAATATACTTCTCCACGCAAAAGAGTCTGGTGAACGTATTGATCTCATCAGAGCCATCAAACAGGTGGTTCAAAACTGCGTGACAACCCCAGACTTCGACGCAAACAAGATGTCAACATTTGACATGGAGTGGATGTTTGTCCAGCTTCGAGCAAAAAGCATCAACAATATCGTAGAAGCCATTGTCATGGATGAGGATGACGGTATCGAATATACTATTGAAGTCGATCTCGACAAAGTAACTATTGTTGGTGATGTGAAAAACAACCGGGTTGACCTTGTAGAAGAGCAGCCAATTGGGGTGGTGATGAAATTCCCTACGCCAGCGGTTTCAGAAAAGCTCAAAGATGTTTTGGAGCTTCATCAAGTCACCTATCAACTTGTCAAGATGTGCGTCAAAGAAGTCTACGATGAAGAAAATGTTTACCCGTGGGATGAGAACACCGAACAGGAAAAAGAGAAGTGGCTCAACAGTCTTTCAGTTCAATCATACGACAAGCTAAGAGAATATTTCATCAATATGCCACGTATGTTCTATGAAGACTCGTACACTAATAGTGAAGGGACTGAGAAGAAAGTAAAATTCCAGACGTTAGACGATTTTTTTTCTTGGGACTGAGCCACAATAATCTATCGAACTTCTATACCACGATATTTGAATTGTCTCAGTCACCACGTTGGAAGCTTTCATTAACAGAAATTCTAAAGATGATTCCATATGAATTGGAAATCTTCATTGCTTTGATGAAGATGAAAGTTAACGAAGAGAAGGGGCTGTAATGCTTCAAATGCTAGGCAATTTGGGTGTTGGTATGGCTGGTGGTGGCCTTGTCGGTATGGCACGGCGCGGTGGGAGAATGGGTCTGTTTAGTCGCGCCCAGAGTCTCTACTACAACCCATTCGTATATAATGCATCACACCACCGTTTTGGCGCTCGCTACGGTGGGGGCGGTGGTGGTGGCGGTGATGCTGATATTGCTCGTCAAGTTGATATGATTCAGGGTGATGTCAACAGGCTTGATAGAGACAAGGAAGATCGTAAGCGTGGGCCAAGTGAAGCGGTCATCAATGTTCAGAAAGCAACCCCTAATCTTGGTCCTAAGTCTGGTGAATATGCCCCACACCTCAATAGCATCATAACATATCTCAACGACATCCAGTATCAACTCAAAGTACAGAATGAGATGATGAGTAAAAGCGCATTGGATGACGAAAGAGCGTCACGTGAAAGCGAATTAGAAAGCAGAAGTAAACGCGGTATGCTTGGTGCGGGTGGTATTGGTTTTGGCCTTGGTGCCGCCATGGGCCGTATGGCCGACCGTGCTGGTGAAAGTATGCTCGGGTTTCTAACAAATGCTGGTGTAATGGCCGCAGCGTCTTTCTTTCTTGCTAACCAAAATAAAATTCAAGCCGCAATAGACTATGTTGATAACATCGGAAGACGTGTTGGTGGTGTGTTCGGCTCCGCTGATGATGTTTGGATGGAAGCACTTCAGGGTCTTGGTGTTGGCTCTCGTACTGGCTTTGGTCTTAATCGTGGGGTTCAACTTGGTGAAGAAGTAACGACTAGAGCAGAAGCACTACAGCGTATGTTCAGAGAAATGCCAAAAAACATTCAAGAAGGTTTGAATAATAGATTTGATGCAAGAGTCAACAGAGCAACAAATCTCAGAGAAGTTGGGAGACTTGCGTTAGCATCTGTACAGGGTAGAACAGAAAAAATTGCTACACATAGTGTGTCAGCCATTGCAAGAGCCATTTCATTTGTTGCTACCGCTATTCAAAGATTCCTTTCTGGATCAGTAAGAGTCGTTTTAGAAATAGCTAGAAGGGTTGGTGAACCAGTACTAAGAATGGCAACACGCGGTCTTAGATTACTTGGTAGAACTATTTCTGCCATCTATACTGTTGTCGAAGTTCTCATTCTGGTGTGGAACCTTCTCGAACTCTATAACAATGGTGAAATCACAGAATCAGAATTTGAAAGACGTTGCAAAGTACAACTTCGTCGCGTCATTGAGATTGTTGGTATGCCAATAATTCTTCAAATGCTCGGTGGTGGAATTGGTACTATGACTGGCCCCGCCGCAGTTATTCTTGCTCCTATTGGAAGTTTTCTAGGTCTTGTGGTTGGTGTGTTCTGGGGTGATGAAATTTTAGAGTTCATTGGCGGTGATGCTTTGGTTGATGTGCTCTATGAAATCATCACCTTCTTCGGAAATCCATCATGGAACCGGGCTGGTAATATCATGGAAGACATTGGTAATATAGGTTCTGGTATCTGGGCGCGTGTGGTGTCTTTTGTTCAAAATAAATTCAGAACCGTTGTGGACAATGCGACTAGTGTCATTCGAGAAAATTTGGATATTGGTTTGCTTGCTATCCCCGGCTTGAATATTGTTGCTGCACCAATCATAGCTGCGAGAAGATTTAATCCCAACACCAGAAGAAACAATGATGTCGCTGATGAGATCGGAAACACCAACGTCATGAACCGCGACCTTGATGATGAACAGAGACGTAATGCTGAGATGATTTATGATCGTTTCATGCAAGCGTTTGACAACGAAAATGTAGCTGAAGCTGCCGTTGCAAACGCCTACCACGAAAGCGGTCTAAGAGATAGACCGGGTAGGGGTGATGGTGGTAATAGTGTTGGTCTTTTCCAATTGAACACAGGACCATACTCCGCTCTTGGTAGATGGGCTCTCCGTGAGAACCCCAACTGGACTATTGATGATCTTGAACGGCCAGAAAACAACATCAGCGCCATGATCAGTGCCATTGAAGATGGTGCTATTGGTGATGTTGGGAAAAACAGATTGCTTGGTTCAAGAGACTTGAGAAGTGCTGTGGAAGCATTCACACGCTACGCAGAACGTCCAGCAGACATGGCAGGACAGATTAGAGACCGAACGCAAACGGCATTTGACTTTACAGACATGTATCAGCAAAGAGGTGGTTCACAACCACCAATTTATGTCGCGGATAGCGGTGGTGGCGGGCGCAATATGTCAGGTGACACTACAAGGACCGGGACAGAAGCACCAGAAAACTTTGGTGATATGTTCGGTACTGACGGATTTCTCTCTGGATTGCGGTTAGGATTTTGATAGAAAAGGGGGGTAGAATGCTACCCCCCTCATCATTTTAATCGTCTGCCAGTGACTTGAAGTAGTCAAGACTATCATCATCATCATCCGGCGCAAGTTCCGCATTGGAGCTTGATTTTTCTTCCGGTGGGGTCCACACGGATTCTTCTTCGTCCTCATCCTCATCAAGATCGACACGCTCTGCCGTAGAGTTTTTAGACGAACCTCCGATGACCTTCTGCAAACGCGCATTCAGTTCATCATAGGATTTAAAGGTTGACGGATCAATGAACTCCTGAAGGGAGTATTCTTGAAGCCATACCTCTTTCATCTTATCTTCATCTTCATACAAAGGACCAGTGTCTTCCCATACTGAACTGGTATAGTTCGGGTAGCCATCGACCTTACGAACGCGAAGCTTCAGATTTGCACCTTTCCAGAGGTCAAACGGATTGAACTTTTCTTCATCCTCAAATTCAGGGTGCATGGCCGAATTGAGTTTGTCGAAAATTTGCTTCCCATAATCAAACAAGAAGACCTTACCGTCATTGTCTGGGTTTGCCGGATCGTGTACAACGAGAATGTTTGAAACGTAGTGGAGTTTACGTTTTTGCTTGCGAGCTTGCGCTTGCCCATCCTCACCTTGATCCCAAAGTCTGCTATTGTATTCAGACACAGGATCGTCCTTGCCAAGAGTTGTCAGGGACTTGTTGATGTACCAACCACCGGGTCCTTTGAAGAAGTGATCCCAATAGCGGACGAACGCCATCTCTTCACCTTTCGGTGCAGGGAGGAAGCGAATAACAGCAGTACCGTTACCAGCCTTGTCTTTGGTTGGTTCCCAAAAACGATCATCTTGTTGGAATTTACCCGAATTGAGTTTTTCGGCTTCTTCGGAGAGTTTTGCGAAGTCGGACTTGCTGCCCTTCTTCATTGAGTCAAAGTCATTTGCCATCTGCATATCCTTTCTTATCTAGTATGCTCGTATGTTTTCTTATCCACATACACATAACAACGTTCTATATATACGTCCTAATCAGCGGCATGTAGGAGGAGTCCTTTGTACTTCTCCCGATCATACTTCAGAAAAGGACGCAGCTTATCCAACCGGAATCTTTCATCGGGCCAGATAAACTTGTCTGCCAATTTGTCGGACCAGTAGTCAAACACGTTGGCCAAGTCATCACATATTACGAGGGTTTGAGGCGACACGCGCCCCTCCACGTAAGCATCATAAATCTTTGGGTACTGACCACCTCGAACCGTAAACGCATCGTCTAACGATTCAAATTGCCCAATCTCCCTTTTGAAATAATAGGAAGATGTCATGGGCTTCACGAACTCCAAAGCCTGTGATTCTTTATCAGGCCCTACCATGTCAGTAAGATAGGCGTTCTTGTTTTTGAAGAACGCATGGATCATGATCTCTTTCACATGTTTCCGTCTGGCAAGCTGTTCAAAGAGAGCCTTGTCATGACGGTCATTGTATGCTTGTTGACTTGTCTTTACCTTGCCATTGTACTTCACAAAGTCATAGGTCTTGTTGTTGAAGTGCCGCTTTAAGGCAAGGTACATCTCGTACACTTCAGTAGGAGACATCACGCTCTCCTTTTCGGTAGCCTTTTTGTCTTTGGCATAAAATTCAGATTCTCAGCATCAATCTGGATGAGAGCCTTCAGTTTTGGGTTGCTCTTGATAATAGAAGCTGCCACTTCAATCTCAATATCATGGCGCTCACATACTTCAATGGTGGCTTCCATGTAGGTAATACCGTCCTGTCTTGCAAGTACTCTGATTTCTTTTAGGAAGTCATCTGAAATGATCATTTTTTGTTGAATCGTCTTCCAAAATCAATAAGGTATTTAGAGAACCACAGCAGACCATCACCAACAAATTGAACCAAAAAGAACATCACAATCATAAAAATGAAAAATGGCCATAGAAACATTGTGCCTGTGATGGAAGCATAATCATGGTCATAAATAGGAGTTTCATCTTTACTAAACCACCAACCAGCAATAGGAAGTGAAATCAAATAACCGATAAAATACACGGCAAGAAAAATTGCAAGTTCCATAATGTCCTCTCATAAAAATTGGCGGATAGGGTAGGATTTGAACCCACGGAACCCTTTCAGGTCCTCTGGTTTTCAAGACCAGTGCCTTAAACCGCTCGGCCACCTATCCATCGTATTTTGCTTTCAGGCGCTCATACTCTTTACGATCACGCTCTTCTTTTTGAGCTTTCCGTTTCTTTGCGTCTGCTCTTTTCTTTCGTTCATATTCTAAAAGCTCTTCAACGCGAACATCACGCTCTTCATCGGTTTCAAAACGCCGCCATGTAATAGTAAATTCACGATCAATGCTATCGTAATATCCATAGGAACAATCAGCCTCATAACGTAAATCCCAACCCTCTTGAGATTTACATTCATCCACAAAAACCTGAAGCTTGGTAATCAAATCTTCTACAAAACCGTCACCAAAAAACATGGTATCAACAAGGTCTCTGCGTTCAATAATTTCCAGCTTTTCTTTTTCATCTTGTGTTATCATCATAATCTCCTATTGGCGGAAGCAGATGGGATCGAACCACCGTGACCCGCAAGGGCCAGCCATGGGTTAGCAACCCAGCACATTCCCGCTCTGTCATACTTCCAATTTGGCACGGGTGGTAGGATTTGAACCGTTTTGGGCCATTCAAAATATTCAGCAAACGTCTTTGCCTATTCTCTTGCTTGGCTTTCCTTTCCACCGAAGCTCGCGTAGCTTCAGATACTAGGGAAATTTACGTCTTCTGGTCCTTTGACCAGTGTTCTACCAGACTGAACTACACCCGTATAATTTTGGTTGCGGGAGTGGGATTTGAACCCACGACCTTCAGGTTATGAACCTGACAATCTGACCAGACTGATATATCCCGCGATAAACGCTTTGAAGAACACTAAGTTCATCACGGTGAGGAAGTCATCATCCTCATACCGCGTACACGATGACCTTAGAAGTTAGATGACTTAGTGTTCTTCAAAGCGGTGGTTTTTCAAGGGTAACGTCTCACCAAGGATACCACCAAACCTTACATGATCATACTAGCACACAATGTGCGCTATGTTAATCACTTTTTTCGTACAGAGCACGATCTTCATCAGAAAACGCTGTACTGTCAACATCAGCAGTGGCCGCATACATCATAGTAGACCGCGCCAGACCTTTGGCCCGGAGACCAATCGTTACCGGATTCTGATTATTCATATTGATATTGACCACTTGTTGTGGAGCAATACCAAGACTACGTGCTTGTTCGACAACTCGCAAACCTTCTGCAAGGAAGACAACCGCCCACTCACGCGATTTGAAAGAGTCAATAAGCATCTTCACATCCTCATGTGAGAACGTGCGTGAAGAGTTCTCTTCACCATCAGTGATCACGACCAATTGAATGATCTCACCGTCACGGAGCTTCATCTTCTGGATGTCATGAACCGTGTTGCCAATGGCGTCATAGAGAGCCGTGCCACCACTCGGAGACACATTAACAGAAGACCAGTCTTTCAACTTATGGACCCCGCCTTTGACAAGACCATTAAGTGAATCTGGCTCACCACGAGTCCAGTGATAACTACCAGAACTGAAATAGTTCAGAGAGAACCGTACTGAAGTGTTCTTGTCTGCCTTGAGTGAGGAAACATATTCCTCAATCATTGAAATTGTGCTGTTCCAGTTACTATGCATAGAACCAGACTTGTCCAATAGAAATTGAACGAAAATTTTATTCTTGCTCATCTTTTTTCTCCTTTGTGTGTGATGTGCGTGTGTAAGACCGCTTCATGCGGGTTTCTACATTGGTTTCTGTGTCTGCCACAAAACCGTAGAACTGATTGCCCAAACCGACGATTGCGTCTTCGCTTGGGAACGATAGTGATGAAAGTGAATCAGCAGCATCCAAAGCAAGTGCACTTACTTCCTCACTATTTAGTGCAGAAATTTGGGATAGTCTGTCTTGCTCCGCGTAATATTCGCTCTCAAGATGTTCCTTCGCCATACGAAGGCACTCAAGACGAATCTCATAGGGAGACTTTGAGTCTTTAGTCATGTTATTTCCTTTGTGTGTATGTGTGTAAAGCACATTGGCGGCAATATTAACGACCTTTGCTCTTACTATCGGGACGGTCAAGCGAGTGCCAATATGGTGATTAAGTGGCGGTTCATTCTGTTTCCAAGGGAACCGCCAAAACTCAGCATGGGGGCCTAAGCCGCCATGGCATATTGCTCATTTTCGTTCGCAATTAACGTTTTGGTCTGATGTCGGTAGTACCATACCGATGTTCTCCACATCCCTA